CAATTATCCCTTGTTATTAATTTCGATTTACCAAAATCTAAAGAAACATATATTCATCGTATTGGAAGAAGTGGAAGATATGGAAGAAAAGGTGTTGCCATTAATTTAGTTACCGACCGCGATCTCCCCCATCTGAAAGATATTGAAGAATTCTATGAAACAAAAATTGTTGAAATGCCTCAGAATTTAGAAGATTATCTAAGTGTATAATATATGAATTATGCTCCTATTAACAATTGCTCGGGACCATTATGGGAACCGAAATTATGGAATAATCTAAATGATATTCCACATTTAAAAAAAACTAATTGTTATGAATATGCATTTAATTATATTAGTCATAGTGAAGAAAAACTTCAACCGGGCGAATTAAGTTCCGGTAAGTTTAAAGATTATTCATGTGAAAGTATCATTCGTAAAATGAAAGAAGACTATTCTGATGTTAAAGATAGTTATTTCAGAGAAAAACTTGATTGTACCCGTTATAAAATTGCTCTAGTAATTGATACTAATGATAATGATTATCACTTTTATCGCCAAGATACAAATGGTTTGTGGAGTCATAAGACTGGTACAAATGATGTTTCACGCCTTGACGCAAATGGAGATATAATTATTAACCCTGAATACTGTGACAGAGATTATACTACGGTTAATAAAAAGGAAGATGAACATAATTATAATCTATTTTGTGGATACTTCTCTATCCCAAATAAAGAAGGTCCCGTTGTAAGGAATAATGATTAATCATTATTTAAAAGATGCGCGTAAATATGATAATAAAATAATTTTTGTCTATTTAAATGGATGAATTAAAATTGGATCAAAACCCAGACCATAAAACAATACAGATTGATAACAATAGTTCAGAAACTAAAATTAATATTAAAAATGATGAAAGTACAATGTTAGGTGTTGAATTACTGGCTAACCGAAACAATAATAAAGCAGATTTAAGTGTTTCTGATAGTATTGGTTATTCAAGTGGAGAAGAATCTACTTCGATAAAGAGTGATAAAAATATAACTCCTAATGAAGATTATGATTTTTTTCATCAAGTAGGGGAAAATAATATTGAATTAAAAATAAATGAAGAAGAAACGAAAGATCCTGAGGTAAAAAACATTCAAGCCCCTTTACCACAGGATGATCCAATTATTAATTCAACAAAAGAGGCTGAAAGTAGTGAATTCCGTCCTATTCATGCAATGTCTTCTCAAGATATAAAAAATGAGAAAATAGACCTTATCTATAAGTTTAAAAAATTGGAAGGTCAGGGAATAAGAACAACGATGAATTACAATATGAATTCGCAATTGGAGGACATGCGGAATGAATATTTTAAATTAAAGAAACAAAGAGAGATTGACAATTCAATCAAGTTCCAAAGAAAAGTAATGATGGCAGCAATTACTGGATTAGAATTCTTAAATAATAAGTTTGATCCTTTCGATATCAAATTAGATGGATGGTCTGAATCAGTCAATGAAAATATTAATGATTATGATGAAGTATTTGAAGAATTGGCAGAGAAATATGGAGGTAAATCAGAGGTTGCTCCAGAGATTAAATTACTTATGATGCTTGGTGGAAGTGCTTTTATGTTCCATTTAACAAATACACTATTTAAATCATCTATTCCTGGAATGGATGATATTATGAAACAGAATCCTGACTTAATGAAACAGTTTGCAAAAGCGGCGGTTGGATCAATTGGTCAAGAAACACAAAAACAACCTGAACCTGTAAGGACAAACGTACCAAAACCCCAAAGGAGAGATATGAGTGGTCCAGCGGGGATGGAAGACATTATGAATGAAATGAATTTTCAAGCAAATGATATACCTGACTTAGATAATATATCTCTTCTAAGTGGAGAAAGTGGTAATAGGAGTACTGGAAGTGGGGGGATTACTCTCAATTTATAAATGATTCTTCATTTGAGTTAACTCATCAATAATTTCATCTATTTTTTTATCTTTATTACCTTCATTCTTTTCATTTGAATCTTTTTTGGTTAAGAAATCTTCACCATTAAATAATTCACCCACAATTAATACAAATAGGATTGTAAGGGTAATTGCACATTGGATATCTCTTGTTGCCATAAAAAAGGCACAAAAGATAAATAGTTTCCTTATCATTGGATTATTAATCATTTCTTTCTGAGAATCACTTAGTTCAGTAATAATAAATCTTCCACCGATAGTGACAATAATCATCATACATCCAATAAAAAATTTATTTTCATTCAAACTGTCAAATAAATTCTTCATTATTTATAATATATGTTGTAAAAAAAAAATATTTTTATATATTAATATTTATATTTATAATAGTATATGATGAATAATTCAGGTGGCGCTCTTCTAACAGAAGTTTATGGTACTGATAATATTAAGGTTAAAAAAAGTAAAAAAAAGAGAGAGTTAAGGTACTTACCAGAGAATAAAGGATACCTTTACCCTGAACAACTTGAAAAAGTAGATGTATTTGATCAAAATTTCCATGAAAAGTCAAATATTACACCCTATGGGACAAATACTGAAGATAATTATTCAGGTGTTAATCAAGATAAAAATGTAAGTCATGGAGAATACTTTCCATACGATAAATATACTCTTGAAGGACACCGTAGACTTGTACCTCCAACAAAAGAAGAACCTCCCCCACAACCAACGCCTCCACAACCAACGTCTCCACAACCAACGCCCCCTACAGAAAAAAGGGATGTACCTTCAAAAGTCCATGAACAACCTCCAAAACAGTGGGCGTGGGATAAAGGTCTACAAATCAGTCATCAAGAATACAAAGAGTTTCAAGAATTTAAACAATTCAAAGCAAATCAACAAATAGAAATTATTAAGCAGCAAAGAGAAAAATCACAAGAAGGTACCAAAGAAGGATTTTCAAATATTAATGACGATTTTAATGATGTTCTTTTATTTGGACTTCTCGGGATTTTCTTCTTAATTTTTACAGATTATGTTTATAAACTTGGAAGGAAATCCTATTAATTATTTATTATAACAAATAAAGGAGGTTAACGAAGAATTTTTATAATATAATAAAGTATATATATGTCTTTTCATATTATAATCATAGTAATAGTACTTTCTTTATTATTACTATTTTATAATAGTAATAATAAAGAAGGATTTACAATCCCTGCAGATATTTCAAGTATTGCTCGTGAGAGATTATCTGCTCAAAAAATAAGGTGTGTTGATGAAATTAAAGAAATTATTGGTGATTCAATGGACCTATCAAGAGGAGATATTGACGAATTTCATCGAAGGGAAATAATTAAAGCCAATATTATGGTTGATAATACCGCTGAGTATACTCCCGAGGACCGTTTACTTATGGAATCATTACTTGAAGAAATTAAAGATAATAATCCAGAGCAAAGAGAACAACTCGATATGAACGAAAATGAAGAAGTTAATATAATTGGTTCTAAACTTAGTTTACTTACAAAGAAAGAAGTATATGATAAGTATAAAGAATTAAAGGAATCCTGTACAATACAAGCACCATCTTCGTGTATTGCATATGCTGAAGAAGATATAAATACATGTAATCAATTTGATAATGATGAAGCTAGTTGTTCAGCAGAAGAAAAGTGTATGTATTTTCAAGACTATCAAAAAGCAACTGTCTTTTCAAAACTACAGTACTATCGGGATAAAATTAATGAATTAGAAAGTCTACGTAATAATCTTTCTAATCTAGAAACTGAAAAAAATCAAATTGAAGAAGAAAAATTACGTATTCATGGAGAGTTAAATAATGTACGTTCACAATATGAATCTTTGTCAGGACTACTCGAGGGGTCGAATCATAGAGAAAAAGAAGCATATATTGATGATTTAGAAAGGAAGGAAGGTGAATTAGTAGTCTTAAATCAATGGAGGGGATGGGGACAAAATAGAAATGTAAATCAAAAAGTCAATTATTTAAATGAAATGAAATCAGGACGTGAAAATTGCAATAGAGAAAAAGAAACAATGCAACGAACACACAGACAAGAATTACAAAGACAAATAGCAAATAGAAACCGAATTAAAAGACAATTGAACCGTATTGCCAGTAAATTAATAAAATTAAAACAATTGAAACAAAGACGATCATCTCGAAGGGCATCACCTGTTAAGAAATGTGGTAATCGTAAAAAAGTATCCCCGAATTGTAATATTGGGAGACCTAGTCGTGCGACATGTAACCGCCGTTATAGTACATATAGAGGAAAAGATATTATGTGTCAATATGTACGAAAAGGGAGAAGATATTCGTGTGATTTTTGGAAACCAGGAAAACCCTACACAAAAAAATTATGTAGACCTAGTTCATCGACCCGTAGATGTCCCGGGAAGAGAATGGTTTCCAATTGTAATGCTGGAAGACCAAGAAGGAATCAATGTAGAGGACGTTATAGCGTATATCGTGGTTCTCCATTTCAATGTCAATATGTCCGTAAAGGAAGAAGGTATTCATGTGACCTTTGGAAACCGGGAAAACCGTATACTAGAATAGCATGTTAAATGATACTATAATAGATTATTCATCTTTTCTTTCATTGATGTTAAATCATATTCGTTGTATGTTGCAAAATTACCAGAGGGTTTGTATTCATCAATTAACTTATAATCCTCTTTCTTTTTATTCCTTTTTACTTTTCTTTGTAAAGGTTGTTTCTTATTCTTTAATTCCCATGTAATAAACAACCAATTTGGATCGATATAAATTAATTGAAAACCATCTTTCTGCAATGAGTCAATTAAATATTTTTTTAGATCATCTATATTATAAAGCGGTACGCCTATAATAAATTCAGGTATTTGGAAAAAACAAAACGTTTTTTCAATACGCGCATTATATTTAATACGATTGTGTATTTTTTTCAATACATCATCAAATTTTTCATATCTCTTGATATTTTTTTCCCACATCGTCTCATAAAGGTTATTGATATTTAAAGAACTCATAATAATTATTGAATAAAAAAATATAGAAATAAATAATATGAAACCTGATACTTTGTTTTTATCGGGTGGAGGTATTAATTGTTTAACCTTTTTAGGCGCATTTCAATACTTATTTGAAAAAAAAATTATTGAACCAAATTTTCAAGGTATAAAGAATATAGTATGTGTTTCAGGGTCATCTATTCATATATTACATCTACTTCTTGGATATTCATTGGAAGTCACAATGAAGGTAAGTTTGGAATTCAAAAATGAAGAATGGGTTGATTATAATCACTTTAATATCAATAACGTATTTGAAAAGTACGGTTTATACAATAATGATTTTATAAAAGATTTATGTTCAACTTTACTTGAAAATAAAGGTCTTTCAAAGGATATGACTCTTCAAGAACTATATAATCATACAAAAATAAACCTTTACTTTAAGGTATCCAATATCAACAAAGGTAAAATTGAATATATAAGTCATAAGAATTATCCGGATCTATCTTTAATCCATACCGTTCAAATGACTACATGTGTTCCTCTATTTTTTCAACCCATAAAGTATAATGGTGATGCTTATGTTGACGGCGGTCTTTGTGGTAATTTTCCTTTAGAATTCAATCGTTCACTTAAATCAAAAGATTATTTAGGTATTCATATTCAAAATAACGGAGGAACTACAGAAATTAATACACTCTTTGATTACATTGGTAGTTTATATAGGATGCCTTGGTCTCCCTATGACCAAAGGAAGAAAAATAAAAAAATCATTAATATCGTTATGGATAATACAGGATTAATATTTACTCTTAAAGAAGAAGAAAAGAAAAAAATGATAAAACATGGATATATATCAACTCTCAAACATTTCACTGATTCATAATATATTCATTCAGTGCATCATGGGAATGAATATTAAATAGATGCGCACTTACAGGAGATACGATCTTTCGATAAATTTCAGACCACTTCTCATCCCCCTTTTCAATGTATCCTCCCGAAAAAAGGAGCTTCTTTATCCGCGTCCAAGCATTAACATCCGATGTTAGAATATCCCTCTTATTCATTACTTTCAGAAGTTGATCAATCATTTTACTCTTTTGTTCATCAATGATTACCCTCTTCTTTTCCTTAAAAAGTTTCTTTTGTCTCTTATTCCTCTTTCTGTATTCAAGTAGTTCGTTCACCTTGTTATCTTCTTCTTGTACAAGTCTACGATAACGTTGGT